CGGGGGTGATCGTCAGAAGTTCCTCGTTGAAGTTGCTCAGTTCCACTGATTCCCCAGATGAACTTGAACGCATCAATCCACGTACGAACTCGTCCTTGATCATCTCAATCTTCGCGTCATCCATGAAGGACTTGACTATCTTTTCGTCCTGCGGGGATGAAGGCATGACATTGAGGACATAGTTCGGACCCTTCTTTGAGGTATCAAACTCCGCCTTCACGATCCCAGAAAGTTCCTTCTTGACGAACTCAGCTGTCTTCATGTCCTTCATGACGAAGGACATGTGATTCTTCTCGTCAATGACGGAATGACCTAGGGTCTTTTCTCTTATTTGCTTGAAGTTCTTCATGGTCATGTCACTTTTGCGGGAGAGGTTCCCTTCATGGCTAGGTCGTTTTGATCCTCTGCTCCCTGCTTCTTCTTCTTGTTGATGTTTCCGACCTGCGTGTCCTTGGAGGCGTCCTCCTTGAACATTGAACTCGATATCTCGGCCTTCTTGTCACGAAGTTCGGATGCGATGCGCTCATTCATTGAAGCTTCAAGATGAGACTTGAAGTCAACAGCGTTCTTCTCCGCAGCTGCGTTTACCATGTTTGTTGACGAATCACTAGGCATTGTGGTCTCCTCTATGAACTCTCTTTGCTCTGAGGGATGCTTGGGCATCCGGCTTGTAGTTTGGATTCTGGGTCTTTTCGAAATACTTCTTTGCTACCTTGGACCCATCAATTGAATTTCGATACATTCTTTGGTTGTTTTTGTCGGATGGAAGCATCCTGTTCTCCTCCACCGAATCCTCTTCCTCCGCACTATCTTCTGGAGCATGAGTCATGTAGTCATGAACGACGGAGATGTAGTCCTGAGCTTTGGTCAACTTGCTCTGGACCCAAGGCTCAAGATTACTCTCGGAATTCAACAACTCCAGCAACCTGTTGGAGTCGTCAACGATGGATCGCAGTTGGGAGATTGCCATCTCTCCATCGTGATCCTCGAAGATATAGTCGCGAAATGACTTCATTGATCTAGCTTTTCAATCTCTTCCTTCGTCAAGATCAACGGATATGTCTTTCCTTTGAACTCAAACTTGTCCTTGCCCTCCCACATAGCAGCAGATCTAGCTTTGAGGAAAGCGTTTGCTTCGTTCACCAAGTTCTCATGTTCCTCAACCACCTTGCTACCTTGCCAATGCTTGTCTAGGTAATTGAAGAACTTCTTCTTCTGCTCATCCGTCTTCAGGTCAGCCGGAGAACTGATGTTGAACTTGTCCATCGCGTCGTTGAAGAACTTCCTATATCTTTCCTTCTCGCTTTGTTCTGATAACATGGTTGAATTCCTTTTATTGACCTATCTTATTTATTCACGCTCTTCTTTTCCCCGCCCTTTGCCAACTGTTGCTTTGCCATTTCCTTCTCCATCTTCCGCTTCTCAATCCTGTCCTGTTCTTCCTTCTTCAGTTGCTCTGGCGTCTTGCGGAGATCTGCTATGTTGGTGATTCCCTTCTTCGACATCCTATCTATAGCTTGCTTGGATTCCTTGGTAGCAACTTCCTTGTCCGTGAATATCTCAAACTTCTGACCGTCAATGTAGGACACCAACGGTTTTCCGATCCCAGTTCCAAGACTCTTGATCGTTATCGTGTGTCCCTTGTATTCAACATCAAGGAGGAAGAACTCCTTTGCCATCATGGGATCAACATAGAGAGCCTGGGTCTCTGCATCAGCTTTTATCTTCTCCGCGTCAGCTTTAGTTGAGTCTGGACTGACAGCCTCCAAGACTCCTCTGGACAACTCATTCCTTACTTCTTGAAGCCTTTCTTCTATCTTGTCACTGACGATGGTCAACAACGACTTGCGGAATGATTCCGCGTCTCCCTCAATGACATGATCAATTAGTTTTATGGTTCTTTCTTTCATAGACCGTATTCCGTTTGATCCTGCGGTATGAGGCCCTTCTTCCTCTCCTCCTCCATCTCAGCCTCCATGGCCATGATCTCCTCGTCGCTCAACTTGAGTACATTCTTCCTTATCCATTGATACGAGAAGAACTTTCCGACATATTGAGTGAGGTTCTGTAGTTCCTCGACCTTGTCCTTTCGCAGTTCCGCTTCCTTGAGCTCGGAGAAGTAGGTGTCTCGCTTGAAGTCAAAATGAACGGAACTTCTTATCTTCTCCCATTCGTCCCTACTGATTATCTCCCTCAAGACAAGTTGCTTACCCAGTAGATCATAGAACAATTCACTGAACTTCGTCCTCAACTTGTTCACGAACTTCGTGAACTTCACCTCGTCCCGAGTGATCTCGGTGGATCTTCCTAGGGTGAATCCCGTGTCACTTTCAAGCCTTGAGACTGGAACATTCAGGGAACGATACAACTTCTTCTGGAAGTACTTGACGTCATCCATCTCGGACAAGTTCTGACCACCAGGCAATGTCTGTATCTCCGTTCCCTTTCCACCCTCACGACGAGGCATCCAGTAATCCTCCAACATCGTCATGAACCTACGATCGTCACGGATCTCTCCGGTGTTGGCGTCGTAGATCAACTTGTTCCTGTGCTTGTTCATCAAGTCGCGGAGGTATTGTTCTGCTTTCTGCTTCGGAAGGTTTCCGACATCCACATAGAATATCCTTCTTTCTGGAGCTCGCGATATTCTGTAGATTACCACCGCGTCCTCCATCATGCGGAGTTGGTTGAGGGACTTGATTGCTTTGTGAAGGTGTCCCACGATCCTCTTGTTCTTGGTGTCAAACATTCCAGAGTGGACCGCAGCGATGGCGTCTGGTGATATCCGCAATCCTTGGACATCGGGAGCGGTAGCAAAGTTCTTCTGACCACCTGGAAACACATACTTATGGAATATGTAGAAGTCCTCGGTGTCAGATATCAACTTGGTCCCATCTCCTCTAGTCTCCTTGTTGAACTGTCTTATCTTCTGTAGATTCAGGGGATCAATGTATCTCAGTTCAACTATTCCCCTCTTGAGATTGTTCGGATTGACGATGACATGAAAATACAACCTACTGTCAATGTACCAACGACGAAATATCTCGTATCCCTTGGTGTTGAAGTTCAGAAGTTCAAGGATCGTCTTGAACTCCTTGATCACCAAGGACTTGATCTCCTTGTCCAAACCCGTCTTGTCAAGGTTTATTCGAACCACATCATCATTGTCACTTGAGACTATCGTCTCGTTCACTATCTCATCCACAGCTGTCTCGCATTCGGGATGCAAGGACATGTCCCTGTACTTCTGTATCAACTCATAGTCACTACGGGTGGATCCGTCCAGATCAACATACTGTCCGTAGAATCCACCCGTTTCGACTACTACAGCACCATCATCGGTAGTAGGAGGAACAAAGGATGTTAACTTTGATTCCTCCTTCTCACGACTAGTTCTTCCGAATTTCAGACCGAACAATTCAAATGCCATTATGTATCCCTATCAAGTTTGGAGATATTATTGATTCACGCCTTCGGAGATGAAGTATTGATACGCCATGTCAACGGTGAAAGTCTCGATCTCCGTCTTGGCGTCAAAGTTCAACTCTATGTTTGACAACTCAACTGGCCAACAACCCACGAACTGGTAGGTCTTGACCTCACTACCATCTCTTCCCAATTGGGTGACTGCCCAGTTCTGCGCATAACCATCCAGTGAGTCTGGACCAATGTTGTTTGAGATGTCGTTGATCAGATTACTCCATCTTTCAAACGCATTTCTCATGTTGAAGGTAGCATCGTTGTAGACGGTGATTGACCAGTTTGCGAAACTTCTGTCACCCGCTAACTTGAGGACTCTTCCTCCTGGTCCAGCAACCTCAACGACACCCAAGGTGACTGCGGGAATTTGAGCAGCTCTGCAAAGGAACTGAATCTGGTTGTTGGGATTTCCACCACCCAAAGCGGCAGCAGCACCAACACCAGCAGCAATAGCAGAACCAACCGCACCACCACCACCGAAGATAGCACCAGCAGCTGAAGCAGCAGCATTCACTATTCCAGAACCAGTTCCTGGAAACTGTCCTCTGACGATGAAGTAGTTTGCTCTTGCTCCACCGTTGATAAGGTTTGCTCTAAATTGGTCTATATTGAATGGCATGTGTTTTTACTCCTTGTAGTAGTTTATTTATGCCCCAACCTCTTCAAAACTCAATCCAGTTCTGGTCGCAATGAAGTTCAACTGAATGAAGTTGATGGTTCTAGTCGGCTTGATGTAGATGTCAGCAGCAAACTCGTTCCTGTCAATCATTTCTGGTGTGTTGTTCGTCTCGTCGCAGACGACCTTCCAATCAAAGATTCCTCTTCTAGCCTTTATGTCTCGCAGGAAGGGTTCAACCAAGTTCCTGAACTGTTGTCTTGTGAACGCATCGTTGAACTCAAACAACGAGAACTTTGATGCGGCAGCGATTGCCTTCTCAAGGACTATGAACAAGCGTCGGACATTGATTCGGTCAAAAGCACTCGGCTTGCTCAATGCAGTCCTATCTCCGAAGAGAATGGTTCCTTGTCCGGGCACCGATATGACTGGATTGATTCCCTTGGGATAGATGGTGTCGCGGAAGGTCTGGCTTGGGTTGAATGCCAACTTTATGGAATTCCTGACTTGTCCCCTGTTCAATCCAGCCGGAGAGAACCAAGGATCGTTGGTCAAGTCTGTCCTAGCAACCAGTCCAGCGATGTCTCCGTTGAGTGGAACCCAACGATATCTGTCGTTGTATTGGTCATACTGATACTTGTATCCAGAATCAATGAAGACATAGGATGAACTTCCGACGGCATTCTTGGTGGCAATGCACTTGTCCTTCTTCTGATTCTCGGTCTGAGAATCGTCCGTGTTATCGGTACTGACGAACACCACGCAGTCCTTTCTCACGGTCTCAGCAATATCCTTGAGATGACCCAGTTGGGTTGCGTCATGAATCTGACCCGCCATCAGGAGACTTACATTGACGGTCTCCGAGTCCTCAAACAAATTGTATCCCTTGACAACTGCGTTGGTGGTTGACTGCGGTTCCACGACCAGTTCGTGAGTCTCGTTCGTTCCTTGCTCACCAGTTCCACCAACCAAACTCATGTCAAGTGAGAAGTTGGTGGAGGCGTTCGTGAACAACAAGTTTGATCCATAACTGACCACATAGGTGTTGGTCACGGAAATTGTTCCAGAAGTGAGTCCAAAATTCTTCTCAAAATCGGAAATCGGATCACTAGGAGTCTCGTCACCACCTATGAAGACGTACTCGGAAGCATTGTTGATGATTGACTTGTAGTATGTCACCGAACCACTATCCGATCTTGCTTGTGGGAACAATGAGACATTTGAAAATCTCTCAAGAACGGTGTTCTTTTGTCCCGTGAAGAGGCCGTCCTCGTCAATCACCACCAAGTGGAATTGATCATAAGTTTCTTGTCCTGCAAGTGTCTGGAGATTGGTGGTTGATTCTGGTGCTTGACCTATGATGTTTTGGGTCTTGTACCATGTCCAATCCTCGTAAGCAGCAGTTGAACCACCCAAGAACAAGGAAACCTTCAATGAGTTGCCCTTGTTTCCTGGATACTTTGCGAACACTCCGTAGTAGTCGGAGGAAGTAAGGCCACTGGAATTTGCGATGTATCTGGTAGCATTTACAGGACCAGAACCATTGAAGTAACCCGATGGAAGAGTCCAAGTTATGCTTGCGGTCTCCGTTATGTTGTTTGAACTTGCTCCGAATGCGGAAGTAAGTCCACCAGCATATCCCAATTCGGAACCAAATTCAAAAGGAGCTGATGTAGTTGATCCAGTGTATCCGAATATGACCGACGACGAACCAGTAGCAGCAGCAACATAGGAGAAATTGTCAAAGAACTTCACTACCTTGAGATTGGTTGTCTCCTCATAATTTCCTTCGGAGACATTTCCAAACTCATAGACTGAACCACTTAGTCCCTCGTTCGTGTAAGAAGGAGTTACATTGAACACCACATAAGTTCCGCTCTTTGAAGAAACGGTCAGACCAAGATAAGCAGGACCAGTGACTACTGCTAGTGATGCAGCAGAAGCGGTCGCCGGTGCGAAGTAGACCGTATTGTTGACATTTCCTGAAGTGGTGGTAAGACCACCCACGAATGTTGAAGCATTCGCTCCGCCAAAGGTGATTCCTATGGTTCCCGTCAAGCTCGCTGTTATATCAGAGGTCTGGGTATAACTCACCGATTGAGCTACTGAATTCTTCGCGTCATCGTGAGTCTTTCTCACCACCAAGAGAGATCTACCATAACCAAGGAAGTTTGATCCCGTGAACCATTGCTTGTAGTTCCAACTCTTGGGATCCCCGAAGAGTTGTCTGTAGTTCTTGGGAGTATCGATGAGTATCACCCTGTCAGCAGGGCCCCACTCGTAGTAACTAGCAATTCCACCAACGGTCGTTGCGACCGATGGGACTATGGTCGTGAGGTCTATCTCGGAAACATTTATTCCAGGACTTACTTGAAATGCCATTTGTATCTCCTTGGTGTACTATTTTACCCTGATTAAGCTCCGACTTCGGAGAAGTTCACTCCCGTTCTCGTCGCAATGAAGTTCAACTTGATGTAGTTGATGGATCTGGTCGGCTTGATGTA